GGTACAGTAAAGAACTAGTTGAGAAGAAACGAGCTTTCGGAGAACTAGGTCATCCAGAGGGGCCAACGGTCAATCTGGACAGGGTTTCTCATATAATTGAGGAACTAAAGCCTGATGGTAATAATATCATCGGAAAAGCAAAGATTCTTGACACACCTAATGGTAAGATTGTCAAGGAATTGCTAAATGCAGGTGCAAAACTTGGAGTCTCTAGTAGAGGAATGGGAACACTTGAAAAAAAGGGTCAGACAAATTATGTCAAAGACGATTTTTATCTTGCAACAGCAGGAGATATCGTTGCTGATCCATCAGCACCAGAAGCGTTTGTGGAAGGAATTATGGAAGGTAAGGAGTGGATTTGGGACAACGGCATCATAAAAGAGGCTGAAGTTGCTCGAATTCATAGACTTGCATCCGCAAATAAACAGGCAGAAGCCTTTGAATCGTTCCTTTCAAAACTCTAATTTTATAAATATAATTAACAAATTTACTCAGGAGACTTAAATATGTCTGAAGAACTCAATAAAGAGATGGAACAGGTGGTTGAGGAAGAATCGGTAGAAGAAGCAAAGGCCCCTACAACAAAGGGTAGTAATTCCAAGCTGAAACAACAACCGCATGATATGCAGAAACCACAAGGTGGACCAACTGCAAAAGCTGAAAAAACTAAAGGTACAGCCCCTATGGCCGCAGAAGAAACCGAAGAAGTGGAAGAAGAAGTTGAGGAAATCAAAGAGATGCCTAAACTGAAATCTGAAATTCTTCAAGGTCTTGTAGACCATATGAAAGGTCTGAAGAAAGAAGATCTTGCTAAAATCTATGGTTCCCACATCTTAGAACAAGATGATGAGGAAGAAGAGGAAGATGAAGAAGAGGAGGAGGGTGATGATGAAGAAGAAGCAGAAGAGAAAAAAGTCAAGAAAGAATCCATTGATCAAATAATTGATGGACTTGATGTCTCTGATGATGTCGCCGCTCTTACTGATGGTGAGGAACTTTCCGAAGAATTTAAAACTAAAGCTGCAACAATTTTTGAAACAGCAGTCAAATCTAAAGTTCGTGTAGAACTTGAGAAAATTCAGGAAGAAAATGACAAGGTAATGGAAGACATGGCCGAATCAACTATGAGTGATCTGGTTGAGAAAGTCGATGACTACATGAACTATGTTGTTGAACAATGGATGGAAGACAATCAATTAGCCATTGAGCGTGGACTCAAAGGTGAGATTGCAGAAGACTTTATTAGTGGTATGAAACAGTTGTTTGAGGACCACTATATTGATGTTCCAGATGAGAAGTATGACATTCTGGAAGCCAACTTGACGAAGATCGAAGAGTTGGAAGAAAAACTTAACAAACAGATGGACGAAAATATCCAGTTGAAAAAACAGAAAGGTGAACTTGTAAAAGAGTCCATGATTTCTGATATTGCTGATGGGATGACTGATACTGAAACTGAGAAGTTCCAAAGTCTGGTTGGTGATGTAGAATTCTCTGATGAAGATTCTTACAAAGAGAAACTTCAAACGATTAAAGAGAGTTATTTCGGTGCTGAAAAGGAAGTAAAAACTCAGGTTCTTACTGAAGAAGGAAGTACTGATACTCCTGTTGAAACATCTGGAACAATGGCACAGTACATGAAAGCTATTGGAAAAGATGCAAAGCGGGACAAAAAATAATCTGAATACTTTTAAAGGAGTAATATATGTTTAATTCAGAACATCTCCAAGAGAAGTGGCAACCAGTTTTGAATCATCCCGATCTCCCAGAGATCAATGATGCATACAAACGTGCAGTTACCGCTGTAATCTTGGAAAACCAAGAACGAGAACTGAAAGAGTCTCGCCAGGTATTAGCAGAGGCAGAAATGTCTACTGGTGATGCTGTAGCAAATTGGGACCCAGTTCTTATTTCATTAGTCCGCCGTGCAATGCCAAGTCTCATTGCTTACGATGTATGCGGAGTCCAACCTATGAGTGGACCTACTGGACTTATTTTTGCAATGAAAGCCCGTAGTGGAGAAGGTGCAACTAATGTTGCTGAAGCTCTTCATGACGAAGCTAACACATCATTGTCTAGTAGAGAAAATCAGACAGCTAATGCTGGTTCAAATCCAGGCGCCTTAAATGGTGGACAAGCTGGTGTTACAACTCAAGCTCAAGATCCTGACATTTGGGGTGTTGATACTGCTGGTGTTTACAATGTTACAGGTGGACATACTACTGCTGTATCGGAAGCATTAAATGATTCCACTTTTCAAGACATGGGTTTCTCAATTGAGAAAGCCACTGTTACAGCACGTTCACGAGCTTTGCGTGCCGGTTACACAATGGAACTTGCACAAGACTTGAAAGCAATTCATGGTCTTGATGCTGAATCAGAACTGTCTAACATTCTGAGTCAAGAGATCCTTCAAGAGATTAATCGTGAAGTGATTCGTACCATCTATATCACCGCTGAAAAAGGTGCTTTAGGTACAACAGCTGACGGAATCTTTGACTTGGATACAGACTCCAATGGTCGTTGGTCAGTTGAGAAGTTCAAAGGACTTCTTTTCCAAATTGAGCGTGACTGCAACGCAATCGGAGTTAGAACTCGCCGAGGTAAAGGAAACCTCTTAATGTGTTCCGCTGACACAGCATCTGCTCTGTCAATGGCTGGTGTTCTTGACTATGCACCTGCAATGTCAACGAACATGAATGTTGATCCTACTGGAAGCACATTCGCTGGAACAATCAACGGACGAATTAAGGTCTATGTAGATCCTTATGCCTCCGCTGCTGATGGAGCCAGTGATTGGTATGTTGCCGGATATCGTGGAAGTTCTGCATACGATGCAGGAATTTTCTACTGCCCATACGTTCCATTACAAATGGTTCGTGCGGTTTCGGAAGCAACTTTCCAACCAAGGATTGCCTTCAAAACACGTTATGGAATGGCTGTTAATCCATTTTCTAAAGTTGGTTCGACAGGAGCAATTGATGCATCCTCACAACCCTTTAGTCCAGATAACAACTGTTACTACAGGCGTGCCAAGGTTACAAACATTATGTAATCACATATTTGGGAGGGGGGTAAAAGAGGCCCCCCTTTCAAACCCACCTAAATACTTGTAGAGGAAATTATGCCCGATACAAGTCAGCCCACAACATACGATTACGCTTCTCCAAATCAATGGAGAATTAACTTTGATCGACTCCCCTTAACCACTTGGTTTTGCACCAATGCGAATATACCAGGCATTACTTTGGGAGAAGCTCAATATCCTACACCTATGTCCGATATGCCCTTGTCGGGTGATAAATTGACATTTGATACATTAAATATTCAATTTATAGTAGATGAGGAATTGAAGAATTATAGAGAATTGTGGGAGTGGATAGTAGGAATCGGATTTCCAAAGAATCATTCTCAGTATTCTAATGTACTATCAGAAAGTAAAACTCATATTAATTTACCAGGCGCATCAAGACAAACTTTACAGACAGGCCCACCAGATGGAGGGCCCAGAGATAAACCTACACCATCAGAATCTCCTGTTTATACTGATGCAACTATGATATTTTATAATTCTAAAAATCTTGCAAAAGTTTTTATTCATTATAAAGATCTATTTCCTACTAGTTTGGGAGGTATAGAATTAATGGTTGATGCAGGAGATGTTGAATACATAAGAGTTGATGCTTCTTTTAGATTTATGTATTACGAGTTTGAAACAGCTGCATAAATAGTTCTGAGTCGCCCAGACAGATTTTCCAATAAATCAGTCCACTCGATTCATGTGCGACAACATACTTGGGTGCCTTGGGCGACTCAACTTGAAATTTTATTATGACATTATCTGAAATACAGGAACAAGTAAGGAAAGATCTCAAGATCAATGACTTGGAATTGGATATTGAGTCCTTACGAATACCATCACTCCATTCCAAGTATCTTCAGCTCTTGACAGAGCATTCTTTACTTCTTAAAAAAACTCAAGGTGAATATTCCGTTTTGAAAAGGGATAGGTGGATTCATTATGCAGGAAAGGCTGGAGAAGATCATTATAAGAAAACTCCATTTCCTTTAAAATTGGAAACCAAGGCCCAAGTGGATACCTTTATTGATGCTGATGAAGATTGCAGGGAATTAAAGGGAAAAGTAGAATATTATGAGACAGTGGTAGATTATCTACAGGAGATCGTTAAATCAATTTCTAATCGATCTTTTCAGATAAAGAATGCCATTGAGTGGAGAAAATTTGAGGCAGGAGTGTGACCTAATACTTCATAAGAAGAATGAGGTTTATCTTCAAGTGGAGTGTGAGAGGAGTATAGCGAGGGAACTAAATGAGTTTTTTAGTTTTGATGTCCCAGAAGCTAAGTTTATGGCTGCCTATAAAAATAGGTTTTGGGATGGTAAGATAAGGTTATTTGATACTAGGACTAACCAAATTTACAGTGGGTTATATAACTATATCAGAGAATTTGCAGAAAATAGATCCTACACAATAACAGGTGGCGTTTGGTCACCTCTTCAATTATACAGAGAAAATGTTGAATCGTTCATATCTAAGTTGGGTTGTCCCATTGAAGCTAGAGACTACCAAGTTGATGCTGTACACCATTCCATTAGAACTGGCCGTTCCTTGCTTGTTAGTCCTACTGCATCGGGCAAGTCTTTAATCATTTACATCTTAATTAGATATTATCAACAGGTAATTAAGGATACCTATAATGGACATAATAATATTCTTTTACTAGTACCCACAACATCCCTAGTAGAACAAATGTTCTCAGATTTTCAGGATTATGGGTGGCATTCAGATTATTATTGTCACAGGATCTATGCAGGGAAAGCTAAAGAATCGAATAAATTTTGTTATATTTCAACTTGGCAGTCCTTATATCAACAACCGAAGTCTTATTTTGATAGATTTCGGGTGATCTTTGGAGATGAGGCTCATACATTCAAGGCTGATTCTCTTAAAAAGATCATGCATAAAACCACAGGATGTGAATACAAATATGGACTTACAGGTACATTAGATGATACTCAAAGTCATAGATTAGTACTTGAGGGGTTGGTTGGACCAGTAAAACAGGTTACTACAACAAGACAACTTATTGATAAGAAACAACTTTCTGATATAAAAGTGTCAGGAATTGTCTTGACTTATCCAAAAAAAGAGTGTATAATAAGGAAGTATCAAGATGAAATTAAGTATATAACTGAACATCCTAAGAGGAATAATTTAATTAGAAATTTGAGCTTAGACCAGATAGGAAACACGCTCGTCCTTTTTTCGTTAATAAAACATGGAAAGTTATTATTCAAACTAATAAAGGAGAAAACAAATGATGTATTCTTGGTTTACGGAGCAACCGATACAGAAACAAGAGAAGGAATCCGAAGACTTACAGAAAAGTCTCAGAGAACAATTCTTGTCGCCTCATTCGGTGTATTTAGCACTGGCGTCAATATTAGGAACCTTCATAACATTATTTTTGCTAGTCCTTATAAGTCTAGGATTAGAAACTTGCAATCAATAGGTAGAGGATTGAGGCTACATGAGAGTAAGGTGTCTGCAAAGTTGTATGACATTGCTGATGATTTCGATGGTCGGAATCACACCATTAAACACTTTGTTGAGAGGATCAACATCTATAACCAAGAGGAATTCGATTATGAAATCCATAAGGTTAAAATGTGACTTGAACTTCAACATACTTAGTATACATGGTATTTTTCAAACAGTCAAGACAAAAATAAAAGACTTGACATTTCAAAATTAAAGGAGTATAATTATGAGTACAAGTGAAAAAAAGGAAAAACCTAAAAAACCACATTATGTGGATAATAAGGTGTTTCTTGCAGCTATGTTAGATTGGAAGGATTTGGTTAACGAGGCTGAGGCTGAAGGTGATCAAATTCCACCTATACCTGAATACATAGGTGAATGTTTTTATAAAATAGCAACGCATTTATCGTATAGACCTAATTTTATAAATTATACTTATCGTGAGGAAATGATAGGCGATGGTATAGAAAATTGTATTCAGTATGCTAAGAATTTTAATCCAGAGAAATCTAAGAATCCATTTGCTTATTTTACTCAGATTATTTACTATGCATTTCTTAGACGAATAACTAAGGAGAAGAAACAACAATCCATAAAACAGAAAATGATAGATAATGATACATTAAAGACTCATGATGTTATGGATTCTGATGATGATGTTTATGATAACACATATATAGATTTTCTAAAGGATAATTTGCCAAAAGAGCAAATTTCTACAAAGAAAAAGAAAAATAAAAAAGGAGTTGAACATTTTATGGAGGAACTATAATGACTTTTACTGAATATGTAGATGCAGTTGATCAACTGATCAAAGATTATACTAAAAAGATTCCAATAGAAACCTTAGCTAAGGTTGAGAACACTATTGAAGAATCTGATGTTGGGTGTGGTAAAATTTGGTTGGAAGACTATGTTGATTCTGTAATGGGGGGAAAGAAGTGAGTAAAAATAAGTTAATTCTTATTACTGATACTCATTTTGGGGCTCGCAATGATAGTCAGGTATTTAGTGAGTTTTTCTATGAATTTTATCGAAATCAATTCTTTCCTTATATTATAGACCACATAGATGATATATGTGGTGTGGTACATTTGGGAGATTGTTTGGATCGTAGAAAGTTTGTTAACTACAAGACTTCAATGGATTTCAGAGAACGATTCATAGGTGGATTGTTGGAAACATGGTTACCTGTATGGTTTATAGTGGGTAACCATGATATCTATTACAAGAACACATTACAGGTGAATTGTTATCAAGAATTGAGATTGCCTGGTGAAGATAATTGTTGGTATATTGTTGACAAACCAGAGGTTCGTGATTTTAATGGACATGAAATAGCTATGTTTCCTTGGATCACTGCCGAGAATCATTCAGATACTATGCAACTTCTCAAACAATCTGGAGCTCAGATTGCGATGGGTCATCTGGAAGTTAAGGGTTTTGAGATGCATTCTGGTATCATATCAGATGCAGGATATGAGAAATCTCTTTTCAACAACTTTGACATGGTAATGAGTGGACATTTTCATAAAAGGTCTACAGACGGTCATATAAACTATCTGGGGTGTCCTTATGAGATGACATGGGCTGATTGTGGAGATCCTAAAGGGTTTCATACTTTTGATTTGGAGAATAGAGAATTAGAGTTTATTCCAAATGAATATACCATGTTTGAGAAGATTCGTTATGATGATTCAAAAACTGATTATGGTAATATAGATATTGCCAAATACGATCAGAAATTTGTAAAGGTGTTTGTAGAGAATAGAGAGAATTATTATGAGTATGATAAGTTCTTGGACAGATTGTACAAGGAAATTTCAGTTCATGATCTGAAGGTTGTTGAGGACTTTTCAGACTTAAGCTCTGAATTTGTACATGATGATATAATTAACGAGGCTCAAGATACGTTATCATTATTGGATAGATATGTAGAAGAAATTGATACAAAATTAGACAAAAAAAGGATAAAATCTAAACTGAAATCTTTATACATTGAAGCTGGAGATCTTGAAATTTGATATATTTTAAAACAGTAAAGTGGAAAAACTTCCTTTCCACTGGTAATAATCCTACGGAAGTATCCTTAGACAAATCCAAAACAACATTAATAATAGGGGAAAATGGAGCTGGGAAATCTACAGTTCTGGATGCCTTGTGTTTTGGATTGTTTGGAAAACCTTACCGACCAATAAAAAAGAATCAGCTGATAAATTCTATCAATACCAGTGGTACTTTAGTAGAGGTGAACTTTACTATTGGTAAAAATAAGTTTATTGTTAGAAGGGGAATCAAACCGAATATCTTTGAGATTATTCGGAATGATGAACCTATGGATCAAGAAGCTCATTCAAGGGATTTTCAAAAGATTCTAGAAGACCAGATTCTTAAACTGAACTACAAGTCATTTACTCAGGTGGTGATTTTGGGATCTAGTTGTTTTATTCCATTCATGCAGTTATCTACAAGTCATCGTAGAGAAGTGGTGGAAGATATTCTTGATATCAAGATATTTTCAGTTATGAATTTGTTATTGAAACAACATTACAAAAATATCTCAGGTGAACAAAATGATTTGATTTTGGAGGAAAATTTATATAAGACTAAAAAGGAAGTTGAGGAGGATTCATTAAAGAAATTGGAAAAGGATTCTGAAAATCGTATTACAGCTTTGACTGAAGAAAGAGACAAATACAGATCCCAGGCCCATGATAAGGAGATAAGAAATCTGGAAGTTAGTCATGCATTACAGAGCAGAACTAGTGTGAATGATGATTTCAAAAAAATGATGACAATGAGGACTCAGATTGATACCAAAAGAAATGAGACAAAGAAACAGAAGGACTTTTTCAAGAAAAATGATGATTGTCCAATATGTGAACAACCTATCAAGAAGTCCTTTAAGAAACTCAGGAACTCAGAGTTATTGGATCAAATTCAGAAGTATGAAAGAGCTCTGGATGAGATGGAATTAGAAATAGATAAACTTCAATTACAACTTAGTGAGTTAAATACATTATCTGAAGAGTTTCAATCAAATTCAGCAGAAACAAATGCATTACATAGTATGGCTGAAAAATGCCAGAAGGATCTTGATTTAGTATCTTCAGATCGAGAGAATATTGGAGCTTTAAAGGAAAGTATTAATAGTCTTAAAACTAATTTAGAAGAAATTGATATCAGAAATAAAGAACTTAAAGAAGATCTTTTTTATCTTGACATTTGCAAGAATTTGTTGCATGATACAGGGATAAAGTCAAAAATTATCAAACAGTACCTTCCTGTGATGAATCAGACTATCCAGAAGTATCTGGGTGTTCTGGACTTCTATGTAAATTTTCATCTGAATGAACAGTTTGAGGAAACGATCAAGTCTCGTTATAGAGATGATTTTTCGTATGCATCATTCTCAGAGGGTGAGAAGATGAGAATAGACTTAGCTCTGATGTTCACATGGAGAGAGATTGCAAGGTTAAAGAATTCTACCAATACCAATCTACTCATTATGGATGAGGTGTTTGATTCCAGTTTAGATGCATCTGGAACAGATGATTTTTTGAAGATTCTTAATAGTCTTGAGAGTCAAAATATCTTTGTGATATCTCATAAAGGTGATGTATTGTTTGACAAGTTTCATAGTATCATGAAATTTGAAAAACAGAATAATTTTAGCCGAATACAGGAGAATTAAAACCTATGATATATACATTACTAGAACCAGACCATCCTTTACTTA